CTCCGGTGCGTCTGACAGTCCCGGCTGACGACATGCAGACAGACGCGCCGTAACTCGCATGTGAGGACACAGCATGGCTGCTACCCATTACTCTGGCCCGCTTCAATACTCGGGCAAGGGCGCAACCGGTGCTTGGGGCACCGATCTCACCACCACCGTTGACACCGATGTCGTGACCTACATGGACGACTTCACGGGTGTGGCGCTGGATTCCACCAACGACTGGACCGTGGTCAAAGATTCTGGAGCCTCGGCAGGTATCGGTGCCGACGTTCTAAACGGTGTCTTGGAACTCACGTCTGCTGCGACGACTGATGATGATGGCGCGTCTGTTCAGGGCAACGAGATCTTCAAGGCGCAGACCGACAAGACTCTTTGGTTTGAGACAAAGCTTCAGTGCAATGACGCGGACCAGACGGACATCTGTGTTGGTTTTACGGTTAATTTTGCAACCAATCCTGAGGCCATGTTGACTGCGGCTGACCGGATTGTTTTCCAGGTGGATGACGGCAACGCCTCGATCCTTTGCAAGACCGAGTCGGGCGGCACTGAGACCTCAACCGATTCAGGCGTTGACCTAGCTGACAATACATACGTCAAGCTTGGCATTCGCGTTTATGGTACGGGCCAGGTGTTTTTCTACGTCGACGGCAATCAGGTTGCGGTTCACACGACTAACATTCCGACGACTGAACTGGCGCTTGCGGCCATGTCTTTGTCGGGCAGTGCGTCGGGCACTCGTAAAACCACGATCGACTACATGTTTGCTGCGGCCACCCGCTAACAGGAGGGGCCATGAGCAACAGCAACATTCAGGCCGTCACTAAGACGGCTGATGGACATGCGATTGCGGGACGAACGCGGGTTGCTGGGATTTATTACACTTGTTCTAGCACGGCGTCCTCATTTCAGTTGAAAAATGGCAGCACGGCGGGCGCAACGGCGTTGGTTACAATTACCACTCCTGCGTCGGCAGGTGCCTATGACATTATTCTTCCTGATATGGGCATCCTGTTTGACACAGGGGTGTTCATTGACGTGAATGATGCCGAGGTCAAGAGCGTGACGCTGTTGTTTTATGGTGGGGCGGCGCAGTAATGAACTTCGATACCGCATTCCATACGCTTCTTGGGCATGAGGGATCGTACTCAAACCATCCAAATGATCCGGGTGGTGAGACGATGTGGGGCATCACGATTGCTGTTGCGCGTGAGCACTGCTACGACGGTCCTATGAAGGACATGCCGACGGATGTTGCGAAGGCGATCTACAAGAAGTCGTATTGGGATGCGGTTCGAGCTGATGACCTACCGCCCGTTGTTCGATATGCGGTGTTTGATGCTGCGGTAAACAGTGGTGTAGGGACTGCGGTGAAATGGCTTCAGCAGTCTGTTGGAGCTACTCCTGACGGTGTCCTCGGTCCTAAGACTCTGGCTGCACTCAATGAAGTCAACCCTGACGGGCTGCTTCGGAAGATGCTTGCCCGCCGACTGCGAGCGATGACGGACATGTCAGGCTGGCCTTCGTTTTCTAAAGGCTGGGCTAGACGGATTGCGAGCTTGTTGGAGGCATGAGTGATCGACTTCCACAAAGCAATTGGGGCAGTTGCTGCCAGCATTGCTGCACTGGGAGGCGGCTACACGCTATTTGATAAGTTTGGCTGGCTAGACAACCAGATCATCGAATGGGTGCCGGAGCATTTTAAGATTCCGGATGCGACGATTGGCGCTCCAATCACCGTAACGGTTGCCAGAATCAAGAAGCGTGACGACTGTTCAGTCGAATCCTTCATTCCGGCCATCCGTGATGGTAACGGTATGGTGCATGAAGCCACACCGTCCAATCCCAGGTTCTCCGGACCAGCAGGGCCAGAGGTGGATACCTTCACCTACTCTTTGACGCTGAAAGATGTACCGGCTCCGGGTAAGTCCACGCTACTTGCTACGATCAAGTACAAGTGTCCAGAGGGCGAACGAGTCGTAACTTATCCCCGCCACCAGAACCTCACTTTCAACTTGAGGCAGTAAATGACTCCCCTCCTTGCCGGTATCGTATCCAGTCTCATCCAGAACAACCTGCCCAAGGTTGCCCAAGCGGTCATGAACAAGGGTCTGGACTATGTTCAGGAAAAAACCGGCATCGAGCTAAAGCCTGACATGAGCGCAGAGGAAGTGAAAGCCCTGCGTGAAGCTGCTCAGAAGCACGAAGAGTTCAAGATCGAGCAAGCCAACAAGAACACGGCTGACGCTCGGGCCATGCAGGTAGCTGCATTGCAGCAGGACGACAAGTTCGCCAAGAGGTATGTCATGTACCTCGCTACGTTCTGGTCGGTGACGGCGGTTGTCTATATCTTCTTAATCACCTTCACCTTCATCCCTGAAATGAACGTCCGCTTCGCGGACACGATCCTCGGGTTCCTTCTTGGCACTGTCGTTGCCACCATCCTGAACTTCTTTCTCGGCTCTAGCGCAAGCAGCAAAGAGAAGACCGAGGTTCTGGCTGCTGAACTCAAAGAACAGAAGAGGTAAACATGGCTAAGACCCCTGCATGGCAGCGTAAAGAAGGTAACACTGGTTAAGCGTGGATATGCTATGATGGCTACATGCAACGTTTCAACGCTTATATCATCCGAGCAGCGGGCGACGATTCCCCCGCTTTTTGTGCAAAATGCGGACAGGACAAACCACCTTCAGCATATTATGTGCACAGTAAGCGCCAAGATGGTGCCACAAGATACCGCCCGTATTGCAAAGCGTGCCGCGTCAAAGGCGGTAGGAAAAATTGGGCGAGGCCGGTTCATTCGGCCATTCTTGCAGCAGACGTGCAAACATGCAAAATTTGCAACGTTGACAAACCGCTTTCGGAATTTTATGCAAATGGATGTTTTGCAGACGGCACAAAGAAGTACCGTAGCAGATGCAAAATATGCGTGCTCACAAGAGCTAAACAAGACCAACCAAAGTGGTACGCTACAAAAGCCCAGCGGCGTTCAGCAAGCCCAAAAAATTTCATATCTGGTATTCTCAACCACGCCGCCAAACGCAAGCAGCACCTTGGGTTTGACCTTGATCTGGTCTACCTTCTTCAGCTTTACACGCAACAACAAGGACGTTGTGCTTTGTCTGGAGTTGAAATGACATATAAAGCTGGTTCTGGGCGTGTAAATACGAACATTAGTATTGACAGAATTGACAGTTCTATCGGTTATGTGCGTGGTAATGTGCAATTTGTGTGCGATGTTGTCAATCGCATGAAACAAGACTTACCCCAAAAAGAGTTGCTAATGTGGTGCAAACGTATTCTTGGGACCGCAGCATGAAAAAATACAAAACCCCCGCTTGGTCTAGGGCTGAGGGGCAGTCAAAATCTGGGGGTTTGAATGCCAAAGGCCGAGCCAGTTACAACGCAGCCAATCCCGGTAAGCCGGGTCTCAAGCCTCCTCAGCCTGAAGGCGGCAAACGCCGCGATTCCTTCTGCGCCCGCATGGAGGGGATGAAAAAGAAGCTGACTTCCGCTAAGACGGCTAAAGATCCCAACAGTCGGATTAACAAATCACTTAGGGCATGGAACTGCTGACATGGAAATGATGGTTTGGAACATTGTCCTGACAGCACTGGTCGGGATTATGGCTTTTTTGATCAAAAGCCGCTTTGATGAGCTGCACAGGCTCGGTATACTGCTGAACAAGACCCGTGAAGAGATGGCCAAAGAGCACGTCACGCGGCGCGAGATTGATGATCGGCTGGACCGGATGGTGAGTCACTTTGATCAGCGATTTAATCGGCTTGAGGCCAAATTGGATGAAATCCGAAAGGTAGGGTAAGCAGATGATGGACAAGGGCGGCAAGATGAAAATGGTCAAGAAGGGCGGCAAAATGGTGCCCGCCTTTGCGGCCGATGGAGTGGGCAAAATGATGGGCGGTGGCATGGCCACCAAATACAAAAAGGGCGGCATGGCGGGCATGCACAAGATGCCTGACGGCAGCATGATGAAAAATTCGGACATGGCTGGTCGGGCCATGAAGCGCAAGACTGCGGACACCCGTGGTCGTGCAATGAAAAAGGGGAAATGATCATGGCACGTGGGATGGGATGCGCGACGCGCGGTGGTGGCGCTGTGATGAGCGGCGGTGGCAGTGGTAAGACGATCTCTGCGACTAGCACCAAGACCGGTCCGGTGATGATGGCCAAGGGCGGTGCTGTGAACCAGCACAAGCGGATGGCCATGGGCCAGAAGGTCAAGGGCTATCGCAAAGGCGGGATGTGCGGCTAAATGGCCACCTCAGGCACAACGACCTTTGACCTGTCGATTGACGATCTGGTTGAGGAGGCGTTTGAGCGCTGTGGGATGAGGCCGCAAAGCGGCTATCAGCTCAATACGGCGCGACGCTCCCTCAATCTGTTGTTTCTTGACTGGGCTAATCGGGGGCTCAATCTGTGGACGATTGAGCAGGCAACTTACACGTTGACCCAAGGGGTCAACGAAATCACGTTGCCGACTGATACGGTTAATGTGCTGGAAGCGATCATCCGTCAGAACAGCCAGGGCATCAACACGGATGTGTACATTGAGCGGATCAGCCGGGAAGACTGGCTGAACGTACCGGACAAGACTTCACAGGCTCGTCCGGCGCAGTTCTACGTGCAGCGTACCAATACGCCGAAGGTGTTCTTCTACCCGGCGGCGGACCAGACGTACACCTTTGTGTATTACCGGATTCGTCGGATCCAAGATGCGGGTAACTACACCAATACAGCGGACATCAACTTCCGCTTTTTGCCATGCTTGGTGTCGGGGCTGGCGTACTACCTGGCCTTGAAGTTTGCACCTGACAGGGTGCAGGCGCTCAAGGCCATGTACGAAGAAGATTTCCAGCGGGCGGCTCTTGAAGACCGAGACACGGCCAGTGTCCAGTTTGTGCCTGATGTAGGGTACTAAAAATGGCCTTCGCCACAGGAAAGTACTCGCTTGCCTTGTGCGACTACTGTGGGCAGCGTTATCCATACAATACGCTGCGCAAGAACTGGGAAGGCTACATGGTCTGCCCAGACGACTACGAGCCCAAGGAACCGCAGCTTGAGCCTTTGCGGTATCGTGGTGATGCCATTGCGTTACGTGATCCTCGGCCAGACCGGATTGAGCCGGTTTCGGTATTTGTCGGGGCCCCCGGATTTACGGCGTTTCAAAGTTATGGAAGCGCTCGCGGGACCAATGACATGCGTCCTTATATCGTTGGGCAGGCATTGATCGCACAGGGTGTGGTGGGATCTGTTACTGTGAGCACATCATGACTTACGACGAACTGGTCACCAACATCCGCAATTACACTGAGGTGGGAAGCAATGTCTTTACCAACTCGGTGATTAATACGTTTATCACCCTGGCGGAGAACCAGATCCTACGCGAAATTGATCTGGATGAATTTAAGCTTGAGGTCAGTGGAAATCTGACATCCGGCAACAAGTTCCTGTCGGCTCCTACAGACATTCTGACTCATCGATACATGATGATTACGTCGGGATCGGATCAAATTTTTCTTGACTTCCGCGACACGTCTTTTATGAAGGAATACTGGCCTAATGGGGCCACGACCGGCGTTCCAAAATATTATTCGGTTTGGGATCAAAACACGTTTTATGTCGCTCCAACCCCCAACACGGGGTTTGCTGTTGAACTAGGCTATATTTACCGTCCTCCGCAGTTGTCCTCGACCAACACCACCACTTGGATCAGTAACAATGCTCCGGAGGCACTGCTGTATGCCTGCCTTATTCAAGCGTACAGTTATACCAAGGGGCCGACCGAAATGTTGAACTATTTCCGTGGCGCTTACAAAGAAGCGCTACAGGGTCTCGGCATGGAGCAGCAAGGTCGTCGTCGTCGTGACGAGTACCATGACGGCATGGTTCGTATTCCAATTAAATCGGAGTCCCCAGGGCCATGAGTTCTGCTCAATCAGCGGTGTTGCTTGGAGGAATCCAGGTGGCAACCACGGCCAACCGTGGATGGACGCCTGAAGAGCTCGCACAGCGTGCGGCTGACAAGATTATTCATGTAGGAGATCAGTCGCATCCTGCTGTCCAGGCTCAGGCAAGGGCTTTTAAGGAGCAGGTACGGCGCGTGGTTTTGTTTTACTTGCAAGAAGCAATTGAGCAGGACCGCGTCACGGTAGCAAATCGTATCAGACAGTCAGGGCACCCTGAGTTGGTTTCCCTTTTGGAGAAATGAAATGGCATTTACCGGCAATTTTATGTGCACAAGTTTCAAGCAGCAACTTCTTGAGGCGGTGCATGATTTTCGTGCAAGCGGGGGAGACACATTTAAGCTTGCGCTGTACGACAACAGTGCGTCGTTTACTGCGGCAACAACCGCGTACACTGCAACAAATGAGGTAGCTGCGTCTGGATCGTATTCGGCGGGCGGCGGTGCTTTGACCAACGTTAATCCGACGACTTCTAGCACCACGACATTC